CCGAGCTGATGCGCGGCGGCAATGCCTATTTCATCAAGAACGCCAAGGGGAACATCGTGCTGATGGCCGAGAACATCAAGGAACACGACCGGCCACTGTCGGGCTTCAAGCGCCGTTACCGCAAGGCCGAGGGCGTCAAGCGGCTCAAGCGCGGCGCGGACGTGCCCATCGCCGTGCTGGTGCCCAAGGTCGTGCTCAAGAAGCGCCTGAACGTCGAACGCATCGTCGCCGCTCGCATCCCGCGCCTCTCCGCGCGCATCGAGAAGCAGTTGCGGCTGGTGGACTGAAATGGCGAACCGCATTTCCATCCTCGTCGCGCTCGAAGGGGCCGACGAGGGGCTCAAACGCGCCATCACCTCGGCCGAGCGCAGCCTCGGCGGGTTCGGCTCCAGCGCAAAGACCGCAGGCGACAAGGCCGCCGCCGGGATGGCCGAGGTCAAGGCCGGGATGAACGCCTTCGGCGATCAGGTCGCCAAGGCCAAGACGCAGTTGCTGGCCTTCCTCACCCTCAACTGGGCGGCGGGCAAGGTGCAGGAGATCGTCCAGATCGCCGACGCCTGGAACATGATGTCCGCGCGCCTCAAGCTCGCCACCGCAGGCCAGCGCGAATACACGGTCGCGCAGAAGGAGCTGTTCGCCATCGCGCAGCGCATCGGCGTGCCGATCCAGGAAACCGCCACGCTCTACGGCAAGCTGCAGCAGGCGGTGCGGATGCTGGGTGGCGAGCAGAAGGACGCGCTCTCGCTCACCGAGAGCATCTCGCAGGCGCTGCGCATCTCCGGCGCATCGGCCACCGAGGCGCAGTCGTCCCTGCTGCAGTTCGGGCAGGCGCTGGCTTCGGGCGTGCTGCGCGGCGAGGAATTCAACTCCGTCGTCGAAAACAGCCCGCGTCTGGCCAAGGCGCTCGCCGATGGCCTGAACGTGCCCATCGGTCGGCTGCGCAAGCTGGCCGAGGAAGGGCGGCTCACCGCCGACGTGGTGGTCAACGCCTTAATGAGCCAAAAGGACAAGCTGGCCGCCGAGTACGCGCAATTGCCGATGACCGTCAGCCAGGCCTTCACGCGCCTGTCGAACGCCTTCGGCCAGTGGATCAGCAAACTCGACGAATCGACCGGCTTCACCAAGAAGCTCGCCGAGGCGCTGACGTGGCTGTCGGAGAACCTGGACACGGTGATGAAGTGGCTGGGACGCATCGCCGAGGTCGGCCTCGCGGTGCTGGTCTACCGCCTGATTCCGGCGCTGATCATCGCGTGGCAGACGGCGGGCGCAGCGGCAGTGACGGCGGCCAGCACCACGGCGGCGGCGTGGGCGACTGCGAACCTGTCGCTCTCCAATGCCATCGCCACGGTGGGCAAGCTGCGCGTGGCCTTCGGCGTGCTCGGCGCGGCCATCATCGGCTGGGAGATCGGGACGTGGCTGTCGGAGAAGTTCGAGATCGTCCGCAAGGCGGGCATCTTCATGGTCGAGGTGCTGATGAAGGGCATCGAGCACCTGCGATTCCAGTGGGAGGTGTTCGCCGCCATCTTCACGTCCGACACCATCGCCGAAGCCACCAAGCGTCACGAGCAACGGCTCGCGGAGATGAATCGCATCTTCGCCGAGATGTACGCCGACGCCACCGAAGGCGCGAACGCGGCCAAGGGCGCGATGAACACCGCCGCGACCGCCGCCGAGGAAATCGCCAAGCGGCTCGAAGCCGTGCGCCAAGGCACGCAGGAAGCGGTCGGGCGCGGCATCGAGGCCGTTCACGCCGCGCTGGAAAAGCTCAAGTCCCGGCTCGGCGAGGTCGAACAGGCGGTGGGCAAGGCCCAAGGTGTGGTCAGCGACGCCACCGCCAAGATGGCCGAGGCCTACAAGGGGCTGACCTCCATCGTCGACGCCAGTCTCGCGCAGCAGGTGCAGGCGGTGAAGAACCGCTACGAGCAGGAGAAGGCGGAACTGGAGCGCACCCAGCAGTCCGAGACCGCCAAGATCACCAAATCTACCCAGCTGCTCACCGAGGCGCTGACCCAGCAGGCAACCCTGCGCCGTCAGGCCACGACCGAGACGCTCGGCCTGATCGATCAGGAAACGCAGGCGCGCAAGAACGCCGCTGCCCGGCAAGGCCAGACCGAGGAAGAGCGCCGCGCCAACGTGCAGCGGGTCGAGAACGACATCCTCGCCACCAAGCGCCAGACCTTGACGCAGGCGCTCTCCGAGTACCGCCAGCATATCGACGCGCTCAACGCCGAAGCCAACCGGCATCTGGCCGAAGTGCAGCGCATCGAGGAAGCCAAGCGCCAGTTGTCGATGTCCACGGAGGAGCGCATCCGCGACATCCGCCGTCAGGGCATGACGGAGTACGAGGCCACCGAGGATCGCAAGCGCCAGATCACTGAGATGCAGGAGCAGGCGCGCCGGGCGCTGGCCAACGGCGAGTTGGAGCTTGCCCGCCAGCTTGCGCAGAAGGCGATGGACATGGCCGCGCAGGTGGCCACCAGCCAGACCAACGAGGCCAAGCGCGGCGAGGAAGCGCGCAAGCAGTCCGAGCAGGCGGTGTCGCAGGTCACGCAGCTCGAAGCGCAGTCGCGCGAGGCCTACCGCAGGCAGGAATACCAGCAGGCCGCCGATCTGATGCGGCAGGCCGATCAGTTGCGCGCCGAACTGGCGCAGAAGGCCAAGGACGCCGATGCGCAGGCCGCGCAAGGCAAACAGGGCGTGCGCGACGCCATCGACCGCATCCGCCAGTCCGAGGAAATCCTCAACCAGACGCTCGATGCCGAAGCGAAGGCGCACCAGACGGCGGCACGCTCGGCGATCACCGCACGCGATGAGATTCAGCGCACGCTGACCGAGACCACGCGCCAGATCGACGACATCACGGCCAAGCTCAAGGACGGTCTGAAGGTCACGCTCGACGCCGACACCACGCGCTTCGACAAGGCCATCGCCGATCTGGACAAGGCGCTCGCCGAGAAGGAATACCTGCTGCAGATTCAGGCCGACTTGCAGGAAGCGGAGAAGAAGCTCAAGGAATACGAGGCGCTGCTCAAGGAAGGCAAGACGCTGCCGGTCGATGCCGACGTGTCTAAGGCGAAGGAAGCGCTGGACAAGCTCAAGGCCTACGCCGACCAGAACGCACAGTTCGAGCTGAAGGTGGCGACCGAGAAGGCGCAGGCGGCCATCACCAATGTCGAGGGGATGATCAAGGCGCTGGATCGCATCCAGACCGAGTCACAGCATCAGGTGGCCAGCAACGTCGGCGCGGTTCGCGGGGAGATTGACAGCCTTAATGGGCGCAACACGTCCAGCACGCACACCATCTACGTCACCAAGGTGGAAACCAATGCCACGGGCGGTCTGGTCGGTGGCGTGGGTGGTGGTGTCCGTCGCTTTGCCGACGGTGGCGCGGTGGCTCAGGCCTTTCCCCGGATGAGCGGTGGCTCGGTGCCCGGCTCCGGCCACCACGACACCGTGCCGCGCACCTTGGATGCCGGTGCCTTCGTCATCCGCAAGGCAGCCGTGCAGAAGTACGGCAGCGGCGCGCTCTCGCGGTTGGCCAGCAGGGTTGCCCACTTTGCACGCGGCGGCCCGGTGGCGATGTTCGGCGGCGGCAAGACACCAGATGCCGACCCGAACGACAAGCCAAGCAGGCCCAAGAAGAACCGCGAAGCGTTCGAGGCGCTGAAGATGATCGATCTCGGCCTGCAGGGGATGAACGAATACACCAGTTGGCTGCAGTGGAACTACGGCGCATCGGTCAGTCTGGATATGCGCAGCAAGACGATGGACAGCTACGGCAAGCAGGCGCAGCAGGATCGCCGCACGCTGGAAGAGTTCATGAGTCGCAAGACGCTCACCGGCAACGAGCGCCAGAACCTCGAACGCATCAAGCAGACGTGGCGCTCGGCGATGGCGCAGCCGCTGCTCTGGGGCAAAGACCTGGAGCGAGAGCTGATCGACTACATGGAGCAGAACCAGGGCGAGTTCTACCGGCGCGGCGGCTTGGCGAGGTCCGACACCGTCCCGGCGATGCTCACCCCCGGTGAGTTCGTCGTGAACCGGCAGGCCGTCTCTCGCTACGGCGCAGGGTTCTTCGAGGCCATCAATAACCTGAATGCTCCGGCGCATGCACTGGCCGGACGCGCGCTGGCGGGCATTCAGGGCTTTGCCTCGGGCGGTCTGGTGCAGCCCGCCAGCCGCAGCCTGCCGCGCCCCTCGCTGCCCGACAGCGCGCCGACGCGCACCGTGCGCGTGGAGCTGTCCTCGGGGCAGCAGAAGGTCAACGCAACGGTCGATGCGCGCGACGAAGCGCGACTGCTGCAACTGCTGGACGCCGCCCGCGCCCGCACGGCTTGACCGTGCGTTCCTGTTTCTCTTCCTGAAGGCTTTCCGATGCAACTGAAGAACCTCGACACCGGGGTGGCTTTGCCATTGCCCGACGACTTGCTGTGGAGCGACGAGCACGCGTGGTCGCCTGCGGTTGCCAGCACGTCCTACCTGATCACCGGGGCCTTGCTGATCCAGTCGGCCACCCGGCAGGCAGGACGCCCGATCACGCTGGTCGGGCCTTTCGACATGGCATGGATGACGCGCGCAGCGGTGAACCAACTGCACAGCTGGGCGGCTGCGCCGCTCACTGCCAGCAGTGGCCGCTTCGAGCTGACCTTGCGCGACGCCCGCATCTTCACGGTGGCCTTCCGCCATCAGGAAACCGCCATTGAGGCCGAACCCGTGCTGGGCATTCCGGCGCGATCCGGCTCCGACTTCTACCGCCTGACCCTTCGATTCCTGGAGATCTGAGATGCCGATTCAATCCGGCGACGTCAAATTGCTCAAGTCCGCCGTAATGGCGGACGTGCCCGAAGGCGGCGGCGCACCCACGGGCCTCGTGATCCCCGACGGCGTCTCGAACGCGATCTTTCCGGACATCTCCGAGCTGGATCGCGCCGGAGGCCGCGTCAACCTGCGCAAGAGCTTCGTGCAGGTGGCCACCGACGACACCGACACCTACTTCGGGGCCAACGTCATCGTGGCCGAGCCGCCGCAGGATGCACGCGTCAGCGTCACGCTGTTCTCCACCAAGAAGACCTTCGACACCCGCGAGCAGGCGCAGACCCGCATCGAGGCCTACCTCAACAAGGGCCCCGAGTGGGCGGGCTATCTGTTCGAGAACCACATCGCGGGCCAGCGCGTGGTGCAGTTGTTCCAGCGCCCGAGCGACGCCGTGCCCAACGTCGGTCAGACCCTCGTTCTGATCGAGAACGAAGGCCTACCCACGCAGAAGGAGCAGTACATCCGCGCCACCGCCGTCTCGGTGGTCGAACGCACCTTCACCTACAACACCGACCAGGACTACAAGGCGGCGGTCGTCACGGTGGCGATCAGCGACGCGCTGCGCTTCGACTTCACGGGCTCGCCTGCCAGCCGCACGTTTACGCGGGCGGCCAATAGCACCAAGGTACGCGACACGGTGGTGGCCGACGCGGGCACCTACGTCGGCGTGGTGCCCCTGACGCAAGCGGCCAATGTGGGCGACTTCACCATCAAGGGTGCGTCCATCTACACGCAGCTCGTGCCCAGCGCCCAGACCGAGACGCCGATCTCGTTCGTGCCGCCGTATGCCGCAGCGGGCTTGCCGGTGCCGGGCGCGGCACCCGTGAGCTACACGGCCAGCCACGCCTGGAACACCACCCTCAAGTTCAATCTGCCGGGCGGCTGCCTGCCCGGATCGCTGTCCATCGTCACCGACGGCGTCACGGTCTTCGACGACGCGGGCCTGCTCAAGACCGCCAGCGGCACGCTGGGCACCATCGACTATGCCAACGGCATCCTGAGCTTGAACTCCGGCTCGATGTCCAACAGCAAGTCCATCACTTACACGCCCGCCGCGCAGTTGCAGCGCGCGCCGCAAAGCTCGGAGATCGCGGTCACGCCGGAGTCGCGCAGCCAGTCCTACGTCGGCACCGTGAACCCGGTTCCGCAGCCCGGCACGCTCTCCATCAGCTACATGGCGCAGGGCCGCTGGTACGTGCTGTCTGACGGTGGCAACGGCTCGCTCAAGGGGCTGGACGCCAGCTACGGCGCGGGCACCTTCAACAAGAACACAGGGGCCTTCGTGGTGACGCTGGGCGCGCTGCCCGACGTGGGCTCGTCCCTGATCCTGACGTGGAATGTGCCGACGCAGGAAACGCAGCAGCCGACCGCCGCCCTGAAGGCGTCGCAGGCCTTGCAGCTCGCCCCGCCCGAAGGCAAGAGCGTGCAGCCGGGAACGCTCACCATCACCTGGCCGCACGAGAGCGGCACCGGCACGCGCACGGCGTCCGCCGCCACCTCCGGCACGCTCAGTGGGGCCGCCACCGGCAACCTGAACGTCGCGCAGAACCTCTTGAGCTTCGCACCGAACATCTTGCCGCCGGTCGGCGCGCTGCTGACGGTGGACTACGTTGCGGGCCCCAAGCAGGAAGACAGCTTCGCGCACCCCTCGCGCGATGGCCAGGGCCACGTGCCGGTGACCGCGACTCTGGGCTCCATCGAGCCGGGTTCGCTGGAGATCGAGTGGAACACCCTGACCGACACGACGGTGCTGGGTGTCTACACGCAGCAGCAGATCCAGGCGATGGGACTGGGTTTGTGGAATCTCGTCGATCCCACGCAGTACGCCCGCGACGATGGCGCAGGCAATGTCCTTCGCTCCGGCGTCGTCATCGGCAGCGTCGACTACGCCACCGGCGCGGTGCAGTTTCAACCCGATGTCACTCTCAAGATTCCACGCCCCGTCTACGGCGCGCAACGCCTCGGCTGGGCTTCGGGCGTGGGCCAGATGTTCCGCCTCAACTACGGCGGCATCAGCTACGTGGACGCGCCGTCGATGTACCCGAACGACGAGTCCGGCTACGTCAAGCTGCGCTACAACAGCGCGGGCTCGACCAGCAACGACAGCGAGACGTTCGCGGTCAGCCCGTCGTTTCGGCTGGTGCCCGTCGTCAACGCGCAGGTGGTGACCGGAACGGTATTGCTGGCGATTGCGGGAAGCCAGCCCTGGGGCGACAACGGTCAGGGAACGCTCCGTGAATTCACGCCCAGCGGCTGGGTCACGCGCGGCAGCATCAACTACCTCTCGGGCGCGGTGACGCTCACATCCTGGTCGGCGGGCGCGGCCAACAGCATCACCCGCGTCAGCTGCGTGACCACGGTCGGCGAGAACATATCCAGCGAGTACGTGTTCCGCACCGGTGCCGCGCCGCTGCGCCCCGGGTCGCTCTCCATCCAGTTCGCCCGCGCAGTGGGCGGCACACAGACCGTCACCGCTGGCATCGACGGCACGATCACCGCGTCCGGCGTCATCGGCAGCGTCGATTACGAGACCGGCCTCGTGCGGGTGCGATTTGGCTCCGTGGTCACGGCGGCGGGCAACGAGAGCGAGCCGTGGTTCGACGCCGAGAACGTGCGACCGGATGGCAAGATCTTCCGGCCCGAGCCAGTGGCGGCCTCCAGCCTGCGCTACAGCGCCGTGGCCTACAGCTATCTGCCCCTGGACGCGGCGCTGCTGGGCATCGACCCGGTGCGCCTGCCCAGCGACGGGCGGGTGCCGATCTTCCGGCCGGGCGGCTTTGCGGTGGTCGGCCACACCGGTCGCATCACGACGTCGGTCAGCAACGGCCAGACCATCGACTGCGCGCGGGTGCGCCTGTCGCGGGTGCGCGTGGTCGGTCAAGACGGCGTGGTCATCCACACGGGCTACGTCACCGATCTGGAAGCGGGCACGGTCACCTTCACCAACGTGACCGGCTACAGCCAGCCGGTGACCATTGAGCACCGCATCGAGGACATGGCCGTGGTGCGCGACGTGCAGATCAACGGCGAGATCAGCTTCACGCGCCCGCTGACCCATGCCTATCCGCTGGCCAGTCCCGGCGATCCGGTCTCCGGCAGTTTCGTCTCCAGTGCGCTGGTGGCCGGAGACCTGTTCGCCCGCGTGAACCTCGTGTTCGACCAGAGCACCTGGAACGGCGGTTGGTCGGATGAGCTGGTGGGCAGCGCCGCGACGGCCACCTTCAACCACACGCAGTACCCGATCACGGTCAGCAATCGCGGGGCACTCACCGAGCGCTGGGTGGTGCGCATGACCAACAGCACCTCGTTCGAGGTCATTGGCGAGAACGTCGGCGTGATCGCCACCGGCAACACCAGCGCCGACTGCGCGCCCAACAACCCGGCGACCGGGGTGCCGTACTTCCGCCTGCCCGCGCTCGGCTGGGGCAACGGCTGGGCCACCGGCAACGTGCTCCGCTTCAACACCATCGGAAGCCAGTTCCCGGTGTGGGTGGTGCGCACCGTCCAGCAGGGCCCGGAGTCCGTGCCCGACGACCACTTCACGTTGCTGATTCGCGGCGACGTGGACACCCCTTGACCATAAGGAATCAATGCAATGGCTGACCTCACCGTCAAATACTTCAACAGCGGCATGACCGGCGCGCCGCAGATCGCCAACAACTGGGGCGATCTGGTGACGATGCTCGATGCCTGTCTCGTCAACGGCTTCGCCTTGAAGGCCATCGACACGCTGACCTTCGCCGATGGCATCGCTACGGCCACCATTTCCAGCGGGCACGCCTATCGGCCATTCCAGGTGGTCGAGATCGCAGGAGCCGAGCAGCCCGAGTACAACGGATCGTTCCGCGTACTGACGACGACCACGACCGCCTTCACCTACGCGGTGACGGGAGCACCGGTATCGCCCGCGACGACAACCACGAACCTGAGTGCCAAGGTGGCTCCGCTCGGCTGGGAGAAGCCGTTCGCGGGAACGAGCAAGGCCGCCTACCGCAGCAAGAACCCGCAGTCGCCGCAGAACATCCTTCTGATCGACAACAGCCTCAAGACGCCCAACTACACGACGGGGTGGGCCAAGTGGGCCAACGTCGGCATCGTCGAAGACCTGTCGGACATCGACACCATCGTTGGCGCGCAGGCTCCTTACGACCCGAACAACCCGACGCAGAACTGGAAGCAGGTCACCGCCAGCCAGTGGGGTTGGTACAAGTGGTTCCACGCACGTGGCCCCCAGTACGAGAGCAATGGCGACAGCGGTGGCGGCGGCCGTAACTGGGTGCTGATCGGTGACGACCGCCTGTTCTTCCTGTTCTGCACCAATGCAGCGGGCTACGGCTGGTATGGCCGCAACTGCTACTGCTTCGGCGACATCACGAGCTTCAAGCCGGGCGACAACTACGCCACGGTGCTGGCTGCCGACGACAACTATTCGGGCATGAGCAATTACTGGAGCTATCCCGGGCAGTTCAGCGGCTACGGTCTGGTCTCGTCCCTGGACTTCACGGGCAAGGTGCTGCTGCGCAACCACACCCAGCTCGGCAACCCGGTGCGTTTCGGACTCACGTCCCTGAACACCAACAACGGCCAGCAGATCTGTGGCCGGGGCCCGACGCCGTTCCCGAATGGAGCCGACTACAGCCTGTGGCTGCTGCCCACCTACGTGCGGCAGGAGGATGGCCATATGCGCGGCATCCTGCCTGGGATGCTGTGGATGCCGCAGGATCGTCCGTACTCGGATCAGACCATCGTCGACAACGTCGTCGGGCAGACGGGCAGGAAGTTCCTGCTGGTCAGGACGCAGTACAGCTCGGAAACCGAGGGCGCGCAGATCGCCTTCGACATCACCGGGCCGTGGAGGTAAGCCGTGAGCTGGTGGGACAGCGTGGCGTCCTTGACGCCGGTCGCGGCGTGGGACGCGCTGCACTTCTCGGGCGGACAACTGCAGGATCAGGTGGGCAGCAATGCCATCACCGTACAGGGCGGCGTGGCCACGCCATTCCCGCTCTACGGGCTCTACGGCCAAGACAAACCCTGGCCGCTAGCGACGCCGATGTCCTTGTCCGGCGACTTCGTGCTGGCGGGCTTCGTGATGCACGTCAGCCGGGGGCTGGTGTTCTACGAGACCCTTGGCGACAGCAGCAGCTACTTTCTGGATCAGGAATCCAATGGCGCCATCTACCAGTACGCCAATGGCAGCGGCGGTCAGGTGGGCAGCGGGCCTGCGTGGGGTACGTCGAAGTTCATGGCGCTGGTGGTCAGCCCGGCCAGCGCCCGGGTCTACATCAACAACGACTGGGCGGGCGCAGCATTCGCGCGCTCGTGGGTGGCCGACAGCGTGGGCGGCATCGGCTACTACGCCGATGGCAACGAGTACAACATCGGCGGCAGCGAGCGCTTCTTCGCGGCCGGGTTGTGGTCAGGTGTCGCCAGCCTCGCCGACTTGCGCGCGCTGGAAGCTGCCTGCCGCGCCGCGCTCGCCGGGCCGCCGGTAGGCGTTCACGCCGCCGCCTTGAGCCGCTTGCTCAGCCCGAACTCCGAGCAATGGAGCCAGCCGGGCAGCCACCCGCGTCAGTACCAGGGCGTGACCAGCCACCGCCGCAACATCCATTTCGGCGGCAACGGCCAGATCACCGGCACCGTCAAGGAGAAGGGCCAGCCCGACCAGCCATTGGTGCGTGAGGTGCTGCTCTACAGCGAAAACACCCACGCCCTGGTGGCGAGCACGTGGTCTCAGGCTGACGGCACGTACCGCTTCGAGCGCATCGATCCCCAACAGCGCTACACGGTGATCAGCACCGACTACCGGCAGCTGTACCGCGCGGTGATCGCGGACAACCTGAAACCGGAGCCGATGCCATGACCGTCGCTATCACGCAGGAGCACAACGAGGCGCGGCTGGCGGGCACGCTGGGGTTTCTGGATACGGGAACCAACCCCGCGCGGCTGCGCATCTACGGCGGCACGCGCCCACCCAATCCGGCGGCGACGCCCACCAGTGCGATGCTGGTGGAGATCGCGCTCACCAAACCCGCAGGAACGATTGCGGGCGGGCTGCTGACGCTCACCCAGCAGGAGGATGGCCTGATCGCCGCCACCGGCATCGCCACCTGGGCGCGGCTGGTCAACGGCAGTGAGGTGACGGCGCTCGATCTGGATTGCAGCGGCACCGATGGTGCGGGCGACGTGAAGCTCGCCAGCACCAACCTCTATCTGGGCGGCGACGCCCGGATGGTGTCGGCCATCCTGGGCTGAAGTGTTGGGGGTGAACGATGCCTGTGAACGCTGGGCAGAACGTCGACCTGCTGTACGACCGACCCGCCGCGCTAGATGCCGATCTGATCTTCGGCGCGGACTACGTGCCGCCGCGCAACGACGTGGTGGTACAGGCTACGCTGCCGCTGCCGGTGGCCAGCATCGCCTTCATCCCGCCCACGCGGCTGGAGGTGCTGGCCGAGCTGCCGGGCCTGACAGTCAGCACGCTCATCCTGCGCCCGAGCGTTCCGCTCAACGTCGGCGTGGCCAGCCTGCCCGGGGTAGTGCTCACCGGCGAAGTGCGCTACGCCTCGCGCACCCAGCGTCCCACAGTGGGCCATACGGCGCACGTCTGGCAGCAGGCCGCCCAGCGCGAGGACGGCGCAGCGCAGCGCCAGCAGGATGCGACGGCCACGCCCGCAGGCTGGGGCGCGGCGTGGCAGCGTGCGGCTGTGTCGGTTCACGGCATCGCGCACCGCCTGCCGCCAATCTTGGTGGCCGCGCCGCTGCTGCAGCGCACCGGCCAGCAGCAGGCGACGCGCTTGCACGGCGCAACCGGGTTCGCCCACGAGAACGCGACGCCCATCGCGCAGATTCGGACGGGCCTGTTCCAGAACGCCACCTGTTTGCGCGACGCCACGCGCTTCGCGCATCAGGACGGCTCCGCTAGCTGCCGCGCCGGTCGGCTCGCCCTCTGGCAGAACGCTCGACCGCTGACGCAGCGCCAGGGTTCGGACTTCCAGAGCGCAAGCCGCCGACCGGTGGGCTGGCGCGGGCGGTACCAGGACGCGATGCGGCCACCGCCCGGCATCAGCGTGTGGGTGATCCCCGAGCCGCCAGAACCGCCGCGCTGCTACACGCCGAGCGGCCACCTGCTGTTCGCTGCGCTGGCTCCGGCCAGTGCCCACCTGCTGTTCTTCTGCGAAAACCACATCGACCCGCCCGATGGCGAGCCGGTGGTCGTTCCCATCCGGAGGGTCTACTTCGTGAACAACAACGTGACACTGCACCGGCTGCCCGATGGCTTGCCCGTGCCGGTGTTCAATCTCTCGCTGTCGCTCGATGCCGCGTCCTGGACGTGGGGCTTCGAGGCACTACTCCCCGCCGCTGCAGAAAGCCTCGTCGCGCCCGGCAGCAACGGCGGCCCGGTCGAACTGGTGGCAAGCGTCAACGGCACAGCGTTCCGGGTGCTGGCCGATAGCATCAGCCGCGAGCGGGTGTTTGGCGACGCCAGCATCCGCATCTCGGGCCGTGGGCGCAACGCCGTGCTGGCCGCCCCCTACGCGCCGGTGATGAACTTCCAGCAGCCGCAGGCGCGCACGGCGCGGCAGCTGATGGACGACGTGCTGACGCTCAACGGCATCCCGCTGGGCTGGAACATCGATTGGGGTCTGACGGACTGGAACGTCCCAGCCGGAGTGTTCACTCAGCAGGGAACGTGGATGGAAGCCTTGGTTGCAATTGCCAGCGCCGCCGGGGGCTACCTGATCCCGCATCCGTCCGACCAGAGCATCCGCGTGCGCCATCGCTATCCGGCCGCGCCGTGGGAGTGGAGCACCGTCACGCCCGACTTCGTGCTGCCCGTCGATGCCGTCGCCCGCGAGTCGCTGCGCTGGGTGGAGAAGCCCGGCTACAACCGCGTGTTCGTGTCCGGGCAGGACGTCGGTGTGCTGGGTCAGGTCACGCGCGCAGGCACGGCGGGCGACGTACTGGCCCCGATGGTGGTCGATGCACTCATCACTGAAGCCGCTGCGGCGCGTCAGCGGGGCATCACCGTGCTGGCCGACACCGGGCAGCAGATCGAGGTGAGCCTGCGCCTGCCGGTGCTGGCCGAGACGGGAATCATCGAACCGGGTGCCTTCGTCGAGTACCAAGACGGCAGCGTGACCCGCCTGGGCCTCGTGCGCTCGACGCAGATCGAGGCCGGAATGCCCGAGGTCTGGCAGACACTGGGAGTGCAGAGCCATGCGTAACCTCTACGAACAGTTCCGACAGCTCATTCCCGACCCGCCGTTGCAGGCGGGCACGGTGGTGGGTGTCGGCGCAGGCAGCGTGACCGTCGCCTTGCCCGGTGGTGGCCTGATCCGCGCACGCGGCAGCGCCGCCATCGGCCAGAAGGTGTTCGTGCGCGATGACGCCATCGAAGGCGTCGCGCCCAGCCTGACGCTGGAAATCATCGAAATCTGAAGCCCAAATTTCCGATCAACCCTGAACCCGCCCACGAGGCGGGTTCTGCTTTTCTGGAGACCTGCAATGACTGAACCCGAACAACAAGCACCCGCCGTCCTCGTGGAGAACATGCTGCTTCTGCGCAAAGAGGACTTCGACGATCTGCTCGACCGCGCCGCCGAACGCGGAGCCGAGCGCTGCCTCGCCCACCTCGGGCTGGAGAACGGCAGCGCCGCGAAAGACATCCGCGAGCTGCGCGACCTGCTGGAAGCGTGGCGCGATGCCCGCCGCACGGCGTGGCAGACCACGGTGAAGGTGATCACCACCGGCATCCTGGCCGCGCTGCTGGTGGGGGCCGCCATCAAATTGAAGCTGATGGGCGGTGCGCAATGAAGCCCCGCATCTGCCTGCTCGATGACTGGCGGCGCGTGCTACGCCGAGCCTGGAGCATCCGCTTCTCGCTGCTGGCCGCTGCCTTCACTGCCGCCGAAGTGGTGGTGCCGGTGTTTGGAGATGTATTGCCGCGTGGCCTATTCGTGCTGCTGGCCTTCGCCGCCAGCATCGGCGCGACCCTGGCCCGCATCGTGGCGCAGCCGGAGATGCACCGATGATCCGGCCACCGCAAAGACGCACCGTGGCCGCGCTGACGCTGTCCGCCGCCGCCCTGGTCGGTATCGTGCTGCACGAGGGCTACACCGACCGCGCGGTGATTCCGGTCAAGGGCGATGTGCCGACCATCGGCTTCGGCACCACCACCGACGTGAAGATCGGCGACACCACCACGCCGCCGAAGGCGTTGGCCCGGGCGCTCACGGATGTGCAGCAGTTCGAGGGCGCGCTCAAGCAATGCGTGACGGTGCCGCTGGCCCAGAACGAGTACGACGCGCTGGTGAGCTTCTCCTACAACGTCGGCAGCCGCGCGTTCTGCCAGTCCACGCTGGTGAGGAAACTCAACGCCGAGGACTACGCCGGAGCCTGTGCCGAGCTGCTGCGCTGGCGCTTCTTCCAGGGCAAGGACTGCGCGCTGCCTGCCAATGCACGCCTGTGCGGCGGGTTGGCTAGACGGCGCGAGGCCGAGTACCGCCAGTGCATCGGGGAAGCGCCATGAGCCTGATCCCTTGGCCATACCGCTGGCTGGCCCTCGTCCTGCTCGCCGCTGCACTGATCGGCGTCGGCTGGATCAAGGGCGCGGGCCACGTTCAGGCCCAGTGGGACGCCGCCGTCCAGAAGCAGGCCCTGCAGGTCGCCGCCATCCGTGAGCGGCAGGCGCAGACCACCGTCAAGGTCATCACCCAGTACGTCGACCGCGTCCGCGTCGTCCGCGAGAAGGGCGACACCATCATCAAGGAGGTTCCCGTCTATGTGCCCGTTCAAGCCGATGCTGCTTGCACTATCAACCGTGGCTTTGTGCGCCTGCACGACGCTGCCG